CATCACCACACAACAGACCCTGACCTTGCTCAGCGGTGTCAGCATTGTTGTGGAAGGTGTGGAAACCAATTTAGGTTCTACCAATCCCTACAATGGCACATTTACTGTGCTGGGTGTAACTACTTCGGTCAACACCAGTCGTACACTGACCTTCAACGTAGCCCAGGCCAGTACAGATACCAACCCTGGCGGCACCAATGCTCAGATCACAGTTAAAAACTGGAAAGGCGCATCATGTCGTGTAGGCATGTTTGATGCTCAAAACGGCTTTTACTATGAGTACGATGGCGCCACTGTATTTGCAGTACGACGCCAGAGCATCAAAGAACTCTTTGGCACAGTTACTGCCACCAGCGGTTCCACCACAGTTACTGGTTTGAATACCAAGTTTCATAAACAGCTGGTGGTGGGCGACAACGTGGTAATACGTGGACAAAGTTACCAAATTGCGGCCATAGACAGTGCCACCAGCATGGAAGTAACCCCACCTTATCGTGGCGCCACCATAAGTGGCGCACGTTGCAATGTAACACAGAATATTCGCATACCACAGAGTCAATGGAATCTGGACCGTTGTGACGGATCAGGTCCCACAGGATACAACCTAGACATCAGCAAAATGCAGATGGCCTACATTGACTATACCTGGTATGGTGCGGGCTTTGTGCGTTTCGGCTGGCGCATGACCAATGGCGATGTGGTGTATTGTCACAAGATTGCCAACAACAATGTCAATAACCAGGCATATATGCGTTCTGGTAACCTACCGGCACGCTATGAAGTATTCAACATCGGACCCTATACCAAGCTGGTCAGCAATACCATAGGCACGCCTGGTATAAGTCTGGGATCGGCGGATACGCAAATGGTGGTGAGCGACGCTACCTATTGGCCTAATGATGGTAAAATACTGGTACAGCAGGGCGCCAATGTAGAGGTCATGACCTATTCAGGCAAAGAGGCCAATACATCAATCACCAATACCTGGACGTTAAAACAATTAAACCGCCGTCAATTTGGCGGTTCCACCAGCAACCTGACTTTTATTCCCACAGAATACGAAGGCGGTGCAGTCAATACCAGTTCACAGTGCAGCATTACCTACATTGATTGTAACTGCGCACCCACGGTGATGCACTGGGGTACCAGCGTGATTATGGACGGCGGCTATGACGACGACCGCAGCATTGTGTTCGCCTATGCACGTCTGACGTCGCTGACCACTATTGCTGCCAACACCAGCATTGCAGTGCTGAGCATACGACTATCACCCAGCGTGGACAACAGCATCGCAGGCGCCTTTGGCACCAGAGAAGTAGTTAACCGCATGCAGCTGCAGATGCGCAGCATGGGCCTGGTATGCAATACATCGATTCAGGTTCTGGGTGTTCTGAATCCCACGAGATTCATCGGAGCACAGGCGCCGGTATTCCCTGCCAGCTGGAGTTACACCAGTGTTGTTACACAGATCGGTTCAGGTAGTCTGGCACAGATCATTGACCACACAGGCAATGCAGTTGTAGCTACTGGCGGTGAACAGATTTTTGGTTTTGTTACTGGTTCTGGTGGCGATACCTATGACATCAGCAATGTTCGTGATCTGGGTGCCAGCATCATCAGTGGCGATGGCAGTGCCAAGACACCGGGCTTCCCCAATGGACCCGACATGCTGACCATTGTGTTAAGAAATGCCAACGCTGGACCAGCCATTGTTACCAATATGCGTCTAAGCTGGACCGAAGCACAGGCCTAAGGAGCAGACATGGCAGTATCTAGCAGACAAGGACTCATTGATTATTGCCTACGCGAGCTGGGTCATCCTGTTGTGGAAATCAACGTCGATGAGGATCAGGTTTCGGATCGCATCGACGAAGCATTTCAGTTCTATCAGGACTACCACTATGATGCCGTGGAGCGAGTATACCTGAAACATCAGGTTACCAGCAGCAATCAGACCAACACCTACATTGATCTGGATGACAGCATCATAGGCATAGTACGTGTGCTGCCCTTCAGTGCCATCAACACTGGTCAGAGCTACATGTGGGACATACGATATCAGCTGCGTCTCAACGACATGTTTGACCTGCTAAACACCAGCATTATTTACTATGAACAGGTCAAACAACAGCTGGCATTAATTGACCAGCTATTGGTGGGTAGCAAGAGTTTCAGATTCCAACGACATCAGAATCGACTGCACATAGACATGGGCTGGGAAACCGACATCAGCGAAGGCGAGTACATCATCATTGAAGCCTACAAGATACTGGACCCCAATACCTATACTGATGTCTACAACGACCGCTTCTTGAAACGCTATGCCACAGCCCTGATCAAACGTCAGTGGGGCAACAACCTAAAGAAATTTGAAGGCATACAGATGCCCGGCGGTGTCACCCTGAACGGTCAGAAGATCTATGACGAAGCCATGGCAGAAATACAAAATCTGGAAGTTGAAATGCAGAGCACCTATGTAGAACCTCCGATGTTCATGACAGGCTAATACATGGCCACTAACTTTTATTTTCAGAGTGGCGTACCTGGCGGTCGTACCAGTGAACAACGTCTGGTAGAAAGTCTGATCACAGAAAGCATCAAGATCTACGGTTTTGATGTCTACTATCTACCCCGCACCGAAGTCAATGAAGATACCTTGTTTGCCGACGATGCTTTGAGTAAGTTTGACAATGCTCTGTCTCTGGAAATGTACATGGAGAATGTCGACGGGTTTGGCGGCGAAGGCGAGCTCATGTCCAAGTTTGGCATTGAGCTACGTGAAACTGCTACCTTTGTACTGGTGCGCAGTCGCTGGGAAGATGTCGTTGGCAAGGGTCGCAGCAGTTTAATACCCCTGCCTAATCGCCCTAGCGAGGGTGATTTAATTTATCTGCCTCTGACCAAAAGTTATCTAGAAATCAAGAAAGTAGAAACCAAGGATCCATTTTATCAGCTGGGCAAACTCTATGTCTACAAGCTCTACTGTGAACTCTACCAGTACAGCTCAGAGCGTTTCGATACCGGCATAGCCGAAGTCGATGCCATAGAAGATCAATTAAGCCAGGACACCGACCTTTATGGTCTGGTGCAGGAAGATGGATTCAGACTGCTGTTGGATACTCCAGCCTGGTTAGATGCTGATGCAGGACAACTGTTGTTCGAAGGTTATACTGTTAAGGCGCAGGATGTACTCGGCGACAATGAAGATTTTAATCTGGAAGCTCTGGACATACTGGACTTCACAACCATCAATCCCTTCGGTGAAGTGGCCACGCGATAATGTTTGAAAACAAAATATTCTATCACAGCATAACACGCAAGGCCATTATAGCCTTTGGTGTAATGTTCAACAACCTGCAGATTCGCCGTCGCGATGCAGCTGGCAATTTAGTGCAGACTCTGCGTGTGCCTCTGGCCTATGCACCCAAGAATAAGATGCTGACTCGCATAGCACAACTGCCCGATGCCGACATTGCACGTCAACAGGTACAGCTGCCCAGAATGAGTTTTGAGGTCATAGCCTTTGAATATGACGGCGCACGCAAAATCAACAACATGAATCCCACCAGCACAGTAGCTGGTCAGACTCAGGCCAAGCGTGTCTATGGTCCTACGCCATATAATCTCACAGTAAATTTATATGCCTATGCTAAAAATCAGGACGATGGACTGCAGATCTTTGAACAGATTGCACCTGCCTTCAATCCCGATTTTAATGTTACGGTAAATTATATTCCTGAACTGAACATCAAGCACGACTTACCCATAATTTTAAACAGCGTGGCATTTCAAGACGACTATGAAGGTGAGATTCAGAATCGTCGCATGATTATCTGGACCTATACCTTTACCCTGAAATTATATTATTACGGACCCATAGAGCGCCAGACCATAATTCGCAGCGCCGTGGCCAACATCTTCAATGATCCAAACTTGGAAAATCAATTGGCTAAATATACCGAAACCACGAGCCCCACAGATGCTACGCCGTCGGATGATTTTGATTTTGTCAGCTCAGCCGATGAGAGTATATTTTAAATAGGATACAGACATGGCATTGCAAACAATATTTCTTGGAACACCCAACAACAATGATGGCGATAGTCTGTATGCCGGTGGTACCAAGATCAACGCTAATTTTTCTGAACTCTATACACAGCTGGCA